ATATCCAAATTTTGGGTGCGCTAATGCACGATGATTTAAAGATGCTGCTTATTGATGCGGGGGATGTGCGATGGTTCGGGAAGATTAAAATGGCGAAGTTCACTACCCGAAACAGCCGGTTTGATTCGGTTACGATTGAGGCCCTGGAATACTTGGATGTGCTGGGTGAAATGCCCGCCGTTTCGGACCGTAAAGCCTGGTCAGAGACTAAGAACGAAAAGATTAAAGACAACATTAACACACTGAAATCCCCCCGTGAGTACACTCTGAAACTTTTTAGGGCGGGTAACCAGGTGGACGGGTTTACCGTGATAGGTAAGGCTGATGAGATGATCGCTAAATTGATCCAGGAAAACGCTTCTCTCATCTACCGGACCGAGGGGTATACCGGGCCGCCATTTCTTTGCCGAAGGGTGGAAACCGGGTTGGACTCACCCGAGATCACTATCACCCTGGCGGAGGATACAATGGCTAACACTATCAAAGACGCCTTGGAGTTTGCTAACATTAACCTGTTTTTAAGGGTAGCATACCCGTGCGAAACACTGGACGCTAGCGTGTGGGGCAGGACGCAGGTGGGAACGGTTTTCCCGGTGCCATACATTTTTGTTTCACAGGGGAAGGATGCCGAGAATGCCTAAGGTGAATAAAATTGTTACACCTAATAGTATGGAGTTTGTTGTCACCTACCCCACGGCTACACGCCTGTATGGCGCATGGTCGGTCACCTACCCCGATGGCGCTTCATTATCGGAGGACCAGCGGAAACGTTCCGTCTACGTGTACCCACTTGGGAATGATTTGGGTAACGGCTTGTTTATTCAGGCTTTTCTTAAGTCGGATATTAATATTAATATTCCGGCGGGCATAACGGATATTGCGCAGGTGATTGGTGGGGCGGAGAAAGCTAATGAGATGACCACTACTTTCACCCGGGATATTGAGGGCCTGGAGGTTAGCAACACGAACCCTGGCGTGGATGTTCGCCCTGGTGATGTGGTTGATGTGATGGTTGGGCCTGGGATGTTTCGTGAGGCAAAAGTGTCCGGGGTGGAATTTGTGGCCACCCCCACCGGCGTGGTGCGGAAAATCAAAATTTCTAAGGATATTCTTAACCGTAACGAGAAGCTGCTGAAACACCAGTCGGACACGTGGCTGCGCATCGTTGATGAGCGGAAACGCGCGGGGACCAACCTCACCGCCCTGGAAGCGTACATGAAATCAAAATTTGGGGTTGACCTGGTGTACGATTTTGAATTCAAGCACCCCAATATGGGGTCAATGGATACAAAATATGAGGTGGTTATCGACCCCAACGGCAAAATTGATGACCAGCCGACACTCACTGTGGATTGCAAAGCTAAGAAAAAGCACCCATGGGGCAGGATGATAGTGGTGCTACAGGATGCTGACACGGGGGAAACCTACACCGACCGGGGTCTTTCGCTCAGGTCTGATGATTTTTGGACTTGTTTTGCCACCGGGTGGACTGGCGACCCCCACAACATTAAGAATGGTAGGTGCTACCTATTTTTTAAGGCGACAGATGACTGATTAGGGGTGATGTGATTGTCAACAATTATTGACTATTCGGCTGGTGTTCCAAGCGCCGCCGATGTTAAAAACGCTGGCCATATGGGTGCGGTGCGGTACGTATCCCAACCACGGGAAGCGTGGATGCGGGGCAAGCCGATTGGTAAAAACGAGCTTGACGACTTCTACCGTAACGGCTTGTCTATAGCTTTCGTGTATCAGTACGGGAAAGAATCTGATTCCGATGTGAAGCGCGGGTATGCGGGTGGGGTGTCTGATGCCACCGCGGTTTTGCAGCATTTGCAAAGCCTAGGCAGGGGTGACGCCGCCTGCTTCTTCGCCGTGGATTATAATATTTCTCTCAGCGAGTGGAATAGTTTTGGTGCCGAATACTTCCGTGGCGTGAACGAAATTTTGGGTGTCGGGCGCACCGGAATATATGGGCATTCCCGTGTAATATCCTGGGCTGTTGAGGATGGTGTGATCGCGGATTGTGGCGAGGGCCATTTCTTGGCTTGGCAGACCGCGGCATGGAGTGGTGGCGAGCTAGCCCAGGAAGCCGTCCTGTTCCAAAAAATCGGGACCGTAACAGTGGGTGGCGTACAGTGTGATGTTAATGAAATCCTATGGCACGAGTGGGGGCAAACTGGCGCCACCGGGACACCGCACACGCAACTGACGCAACCCATGACCGAAGAAATGCCAGAGGACACCAGCACTGATATTATGCCGATACAACCCAACCCCAACCACTACGGCGACCCCCTGTTCATGCCCGAAGTTTTACGCGCTTTCGGCGTTGACGTGCAAGAACTCGATGGTTGGCGCGAGTGGGGCATGGGTGACTTCACCAAGATTTGGGGTGTGGCGGTGCACCACACGGGGGCTAATAATACTTCTGCGGAATATATTGCGCGGAACCCGGGCTTGGAAAACGGCTTGTCTTCTCAGATTCATTTAAGCCGCACACCCCCCTATACCGCCACGATTTGTGGGGCTGGTGTGGCCTGGCATTTGGGTCGGGGATCGTACCCCGGCTTGCCGACCGATAACGCTAACCCATATATGATCGGTATTGAACCCCAGTCGGACGGGGTTTCGCCATGGCCGGATAACATGCTCGACACCTACCATAGGATTGTAGCAGCACTGCTGTGGTATTTGGGTTTGGATTCCAGCCGCTGTATTGCCCACTGGGAGTACTCATATTATGCGCAGGGCAAGTGGGACCCCGGCGCGGGTGATGGTGTCCCTGGCCACATGATGGACATGGACGAATTCCGTGCAAATGTTCAGAAATATATTGATAACCCACCTTTTGGGAAAGGGGAGCTTATGGGTGTTTTAGACGCACGCTTTAAATCGCGGGTGCCTGGTAGTGAATGGGAAGGCACTTTACGTGACTTCATCATCAATACTAACGCGCACGCCTACATGGGCATGGATGCAGCCCAGCGTAATGGGGATAAGCTGGATAAATTGATCGAGCTTACGGAAAAGCAGAATGATCTTCTGCAAAATCTTATCAACCGGATTCGGTAAGAAAGGGGAAGCTTATGGCTTTCAATAATCAGACCGCAGATGTACTCAACCAGGCTTTGCGGAACATTGCTGCTAAGCAATCTCTCAGCAAGCGCAAGGCCAACACCGTGACTGCGGCTTTCGGTAGCGCGCTGCTGATTGTGGCGGTAGTGTTGACCGGTGTGTTTGCGCACCACACTAACCTGCCCGCCTACACGGAGCAGATCGTACCAATCATTCTAAGTATCCTCACAGTGTTGGGTGTGTCTCGCACCCCTAACGGTGTGACTGATAGTGTGGTGGACAAAATCAATGATGAGCTGTTCAACATCATTGATGATACCGAGGCGGGCAAGTCTCACAATCGGGTTGTTGCACCCGCGGTGATTGAGGCCCAGGAAAAGTAGTATTTGAGCAGTGATGATTGCCCCAGCCTATATGGGTTGGGGCTTTTCATAATACCCGAAAGGTAGAACATATGATAGCCGAACTGACGGCGTTAAGCGCAGCCCTGGCCACCGCGGTCACCGCCCTTATAGCAGCATGGATGAAAGCGAAAACCGATAACCAGAACCTTAGAAAAAGCGAAATCGAACGCATGGACCAACGCATCACCAGCCTATCAGACCAGGTAAACATATTGGAGAAACGCATTGATGAGGAACGCGACAGGCGCCACGCTATCGAAGATATAGCGTCACGCTTGCACAGGGCACTGGAGCGTGCTATAAGCGTTATAGACAGGCTGCTGAGTATACATAGGGAGCACCATATACCCGATGATGAGCTGATAAACGTACAGGTCAAACAGCTGCGTGAGATTAATAACACGCTTGATGCTGACCGATAACATAACAGTGACATTATTGGCGCATATAAAAACACCCCCGGCTTTTAACACCGGGGGCCATTTTTTATGCCTCACTTATAGAAAAACTCAGCTTCCGCTTTAAACCTCCTAAACGCCTCACTTTGGGGGTGACTTATGGTGCCGTCCAAAACCAGGTTCACAAACCGCATGCCCGTTTTCACCAGGGTGTCGATAAGCTTATCGTCACGGGGCACGGTCATGGTGGTGATCCTACCGGGGTGGAAACCATCGAACGACTCCAACCTTTCCTCAACCACGAACAAACACTTTTCCGCATCGGTAATAAGCATTTCCCATTGACACTGACGCATATAGTTTTTCGGCATGTGCCCCACATCATCAAAGAAACGCTTCGTGCCAGCGGTTTTAATCTGCACAGTAGCGTTCCTGCAGGGGATTAACCCGTCGGGTGTGGCGGCAAACAGTGGGTGGGTTGTGGAAACTAAAAGGTTTGTGTTATGTTCAACCGGAATCCACGCCCCTAATAGTTTCCCAATGATAACCGGTTCCCGAATGTTGCCCCACTCCGTGTATTCGTTCCCCCGGAAAGGGGGTGTGTCGCCCCATTTTTCCTCACCAAGGTTCACCATGGCCTTGACGGCCTTCGGGCCGAGCTTCGCAACCTCGCTAGCGGTCAAGTATGATTTTCTTAGCTTTAACCAAGCCGCCCGGCTTTCGTGATTTAATAACGAATACTTCACAATCCCTCCCTAAGCCGTCCTTGCAGGGTTTTCCGCAAACCAGTGCAACAATCTCAGAGACGGACATTCCGCACCCCGCAATAATCACAGTCCTTAAAGTTGATCTTAGGATTGTCTAAGAAAAATGCGCCACCCAAAATTTCGCCTTTCTCACCCCGCCACCGTTCCCGGCTGGGTTTGTCCTTGCGTTTGGTGATATGGTAGCCAGGGGCGGTGAATCCATCATCGCCTAGCGGGACTTGCCTGCTGACTTCGGCTAGCAGTTTTTTGTAATCAAGCCCATATTTTTTGCAATACTTTTGCACGGTTTCAATAATCCAGGAATACATTTTGCTGATTGCGGCACGCTCTAGAGACAGCCACCCCAGCATGTCGAGAAATGGTTTTTGCTCAACCGCAACCGCTAGCAGCGGGGCCAACTGATCGCAAGCAAAATCGTGCATAAGCCGCTGGTTGCGGATAATATCCTCACCCCAATCCCCCAACGTTCGCAAATAGTTAGTCACATCATTGTAGTCCCTCTTTTCCAGGTGCCCTTCCACGGCGAATATGAAAGTGTTCACATAAAATTCCAGGTCTGACGCCCGGCGCTTCCTGATGTTAATCATCTTCACTTCCCTTAAAAACGCCTAAGGAAACAAGCTTGGTCAACTCATTCCAATAATCCGCACCCAGCACCGCGGTGAGGAAAGGATCGAATTGGCCCGAGCCTAAAATGCGGTAATCATTATCGCCGCTGGTGATGGCCTCATACAATTTCACACTCGACAGCCTCCCCATATCAGATAGGATGATGTACACCCATAGCCCACCAAGCTTTTCCTGAGGATTCAGGCGAAGCCGATATGCCCTTTCGCTATTCTTCTCCCACCCGGGGCCTTCGCAAGGGTCCAGTGTGACCCCCGCAAACTGTAGGCATTTTGCACCCAACAGCGCAATGGATGCGGCAACACCATCAGACTCGCACCCCAGATCGTAAAGCTTGGCTTGGGGCAAGCCTTCATTCTGAAAATAATACACCAACCTGCGCCGATTGGCAAGATATTCCACACCAAAATGGCAGTACATGCGATACGAATTACCATCATGATTAACGGCCACCGTGTAGGCGGCATCAAGCTTAGCGCCGTGCGGAACCTCGCCACCACGAAAACATACCCGGCCGCATGGCGCTGGGACACCGTGGATACCCAAAAGCCCCCGGTCTGGGAAATTGATTGTGACAACTGCCACGATTCTTCCTTTCTGAAAATGTTACCCCCGCATAGTGTTGCCCGCCCTGGCCCCAAACCCCACCCCCGCACGGGGGCTAACCGTTAAACTTCTTCCCCTTCCTCAGCCGCGTCTTCGGCACGCCAATCCATAATCTGCTTCTCCCAGACCTCAACAAACGGATCGAACAAGCGTTTACGCCAGCCTGGGAAAATCTTATCTAACAAAACCGCATGATTGCCATGGCGGGCGGTATCCAGCCGCATGTCATGCACCCGGCTATCCCCCAGCCCGAACCGGTCGCCCGACAGCAAGAACCGTGATTCCCCCGTGCCCGTGTCGTAGCTCATGGTCACCCACACCGTCGACGCGTCAGGCCATTCCAACTCATAGAAACTGGTCGCCAACGCGTCATAAACATTTTCATTATCCGCATAAAATATTCGATTATATTCATGGATATCAACATCACCATTGATAGGCAAGCGCAGATTACGAATATCACAAGCATCAAGCATCTGTAAAAACTTACGGTGGTCGGCACGCACGCTTTCCTTCAACCCCACGTAAACCCCATCGCCAACAACCTCCGTGACCTCAAGATACGACTTCAAGGCGTGCACGGAAATGTATTTCACATCATCGCCAATAATAGGCCTGATTTGTTCCTCCACCAAATCATCGGGATCATTAGGGGCTGTGGACACGAGCCATTCATAATGCACGTAATCGAAGCGTTGCCCTTCAATGCTGACTGCGAAACGGCCGGTCAATTCTTCGGCGCCGTCGGTGTAGTCAAGCCCAGTTTCGAATGCCACATGGGCAACCAGCCCCTCGCCAACTTCTTTATTGAACCCCCCATAGCCGAAAACATCAACCGCGGGGGAGTCTTCATACAGGACTTCGAAGCTGTAGAAGTCTTCGCCCTCAAAAACTTTACGGATCAGTCCCTCGATGGTGGCAGGTGCCTGATTTTGGTACTGTGCTTGCATGGTGGTCCTCCTTGAACCTTAGGGCACCAACCCTTTTGGTTGGTCTTTTCTGTTTTACCCTATGCCCCTATTATACAGTGTGGCTTGCCCCGGCGTCAAACCCCCACGCCGTGTTTTACATCACATCATTTTCCAACAGCTCCGTGAGCTCCCCTTTTTTGGCCAGGTAGGCCCGGCGGTAATGATTGCGGGCTTTTTCCCCGAGGGTTTGTTTTTCCCAGCGTGCGTCCATCTGCCAAAGGTTCAGGGTTTCGCACACGTATTCGATACGTGCGTTGCGTGCGGACTTGCGAATGAACTTGATTTGTGATTGGGGGTTCCAGTCCAAACCATCGAACAACCATTCGATCGTATCCATGTCGCGCTGGTCATTCAGTAGAATTGATCCTAGCACAACGATCTCGCTGGGGTTTTCCTCCCGTAGTGTGGCTTCGATCACAACCGGGTGATTGTTAGCATCGGTGGAGCCCCATGGGAAGTCATATAGCACATTCACCGACAGGGACAGTTTGCCCTGGGTGACGAAAACGCCACCTTCCCAACGATCCACGCCACGGAGTCCACGCCACCATGCTTCGGTGACCTCGGGGGCGACGGCTTGCCCACATGTGAGCATGAAACCCTTGATTACTTCAAGGTCGTCTTGGTTGTTTTCCACCACAATATCAAAAATGTTACTCATTTTCCCGGGGCCTCCCACCCCTTTGCCCGGCCCCACCCCCTCTG